TAAAAAGATTAACGGAAAGCAGGCGGACGAGCATTACTTACGCAACGACGAAGACGGCGTTGCAAATTGGGTGTTACCACCCTATATAACGATGAGCTTAAAACCGGGGATCGGTGAAAAATTTTACAATAAATTTAAGTCCGACTTCTTTCCATCAGACACTAGTCCGATACCTGGGAAGGGAGTATCACAACTCGTTCCGAGATACTACACGAGCATGTTACAGACGGATGACCCAGTCATGCACGAGGTCATCAAGGCGAGGCGAAAGGCATTCATCGCTGATCACGCCGAGGACTTCACACCAGAAAGATTGATGGATAAGTACAAGTGCCAAAGGGCACGTTACACAAAACAAAAGAGGACACTATGAAACTGAATATCTATTCAATATTCGACACTGCATCGGGACTGTATTCACGTCCGTACTTCGGACAATCAGACGGGGAAGCGAAGCGATCGTTTATGGACATCGCAACGGATAAGGATCATCCAATTGGAAAGCACCCTAAAGATTACACACTGCTGCGCATCGGCATGTTCGACGATGCGACGGGAGATATAACAAACGAACTTAACGAAAGCCTGTGTACAGCGCTTGAGCAAATAGCAGTGAGCGAAAAAGGATATCCACCGCCAACAATGGCACAGTTCCGAAAAGATAATCCGGAACATTTCGATTCTTCGGACTAAAAAAATGCGATCACAACATCAATTCTCACAAGTACCTCGGGCGGACATACCGCGGTCATCGTTCAACCTATCGCACGGACTAAAAACGACGTTTGACGTCGACCTGCTGATACCAATCTTAGTAGCAGATATAATTCCAGGAGATACCTGGAATGTCCGGGCATCACATTTCTGCAGGCTGGCAACGCCGCTGCATCCAATTCTCGACAACATGTTCCTGGAGACACATTGGTGGTTTGTACCGTATCGACTGTTATGGGTAAATTTCGAAAAATTCCATGGCGCGCAAGACGACCCGAACGATAGTATCGATTTCACAATCCCAGTACTGTCAGGCGCTACAACACACGCCGACGGTGATCTCGGCGATTATATGGGACTTCCCGTAGGGCTAATCGCCGACAATACAGACGTATCATGCCTTCCATTTAGGGGATTTCGTCTGATTTACAACGAGTGGTATCGAGACGAAAACTTGCAGGATTCGTTAAGTCACCAGGAAACAAATGGTGCGGATAACGACTCGTTGACAGGGTTTCATAACCCTCCACCGAAACGCGGAAAGCGTTTCGATTACTTCACGTCATGCTTACCAGCACCGCAAAAAGGCAGCGCTGTATCGTTGCCGTTAGGCACAAGCGCGCTAATTCATACACCAGGCGCGGGCTCTCACGAAGTGGAGGTCTTCGACGATATCGCCGCGGCGTCGAGGTTCTTAATCGCACCATCACCGGTACCTTCGGAAATACTAACGTCAAGCGCCGGCGCAGAGACCGGCGCAAATAAACTATATGCCGATCTGGCAAATGCCACGGCGGCAACAATCAATGACATCCGTCTTGCATTTCAAACTCAACGTCTGCTCGAGCGCGATGCCAGATCGGGCACTCGCTATGTCGAGACATTAAAAGCCCATTGGGGCGTAACGTCACCTGACTTCAGACTTCAAAGACCCGAATTTCTCGGCGGGGGCACGTCTCAAATAAACGTAACGCCCGTGCAGCAGCAGTCAGCACAAACAACACCAGTGATCGATGATTCACTGGGTAACTTAGCCGGCTTCGGAACCGTAAGCGGCACACATTCATTCTCAAAATCATTCGTCGAGCACGGCGTGCTGATCGGGATCTGCAACGTCCGGGGCGACGTAACATATTCTCAAGGACTGGACCGAATGTGGAGCAAAGCGACACGGTATGACTTCTTCTATCCGGTCCTGTCACAAATCGGCGAACAAGCCGTACTTAACAAAGAAATCTGGGTAACAGCAGCCGATACCGGCACAATCAATGATGCCGTGTTCGGCTATCAGGAACGCTATGGCGAGTATCGCCATATGAACTCAAGATTAAGCGGCCTGATGCGACCCGATGCGTCGAGCTCGCTCGACACATGGCATCTATCAGAAGATTTCGGATCGCTGCCAACACTGGGCAGCACATTCATAACCGCTAATACTGGGGTACCATTAGACCGCGCAATAGCGGTCTCAACGGAACCACACTTTAAAGCGGATTTCTATTTCGATATCAAAGCAGCCAGGCCAATGCCAACTTATGGCGTGCCGGGCAATATCGATAGATTGTAATGCCATTAACGCCGGCGACAGCGCAAGTAATAAGTGCCGGAATGGGCGGAATATTTTCCGCCCTGGGACAATCATCAGCGAATAAAACTAACCTGCGCTACGCGCGGGAAAATCGGGCCTTCCAAAAAGATATGTCGAATACGGCGGTACAACGCCGGATGAAAGACTTAAAGAAGGCCGGAATAAACCCAATACTCGCGGGTCAATTTGATGCATCAACACCAGCCGGCTCGTTGCCGGCACCCGCGGGAAATATCGGCGGCGCAGCCGTCGAAGGGGCGGCGAAAGGCGCCCAAACAGCACTACAAGTGCAACAAATAAAAAACATGGAGGCAACCGAAAGGTTGACCGACGCACAACGCCTCGGACTCGAGGCGCAATTACCCCGAAAGTCAATTATCGGGGATACAATCACAACGGCTCGCGGAGCATGGCGGTCATTCATGACCTATCTAAAAGAAATCCGCGATCAGAAAAGAGTAATCTACGGAAAATCTCATAAACTTAAAATTAACGTGGGCGGAAAAGACCACGGAAAAGCTTACTAGGAAAACGTTATGTCAATGCAAGTGAACCGAAAAAAAGGAGAAGATAGGCTTCTCCAACCAACATACAATGATGGCCGAGTAAAGCAGTCCTTTAAGGACGAAACGGACATCAATAAAATATTGAAACGGGCCCAGAAAACGGGCACGATTTCACACCTGGCAAAGCATCAGGCAAAATATGGCGACTTCGCAGATTTCGATTTCTTCGGAAATATGCAAATGATCGCCAAAGGTCGTGAGATATTCGACGACCTACCATCAGAAATTCGGTCCGAATTTCATCAGTCACAAACAGAGTTCTTCGACTATGTAAACGATCCGGAAAATAAGGATCGGCTCGAAAAACTCCTACCAGGGCTGGTAGCACCTGGTAGAGAAAACATCAATCCACAGGGCGGAGTCACAGCAGACGAAGCCAAAGCCGCGTTAGACGGCGAAAAAGAAAACAAAGAGGGCGAGGCGAAGCCGGAGGCCAAAGAGACGCCAGACGCGTCTAAGGAGGCGGGAACGCCTCCAAGTTCCCCTTCTACTTGATAGGGAACTGGCTAGGTGGTAAAAACTCCTAGCCAAACAAAAAAAAAGTGAGCCATAGGCGAACATCCTCAAGGGGAGGTCCCGGCCCCGGGGCGTCAGCGCAGCGATACGCGATCGGGGCCGGGGCAATACCCGAAAAAAATAAAACAAAAAAATACATAATCCCCCAATGGTGGGGGATGAAAAGGGGGTTAGAAGATCCAAAAAAGAAAAATCAGTGCAAACGCACAAAAAAAAGCGTAGGGTATAGCGAGAAGTCAATTCTCGCTTTCCTCGCGTATCATGCGAAAAAGGAGCAGACATGCGACGTAGACATAAATTGAGCAGAAAAAAATCTCGCAAGAACTTCAGCCGCAATGCCGGCGTCCACCCAAAAAACACACGCAGTACCGTTTCACGCGGCGGCTATCGGTTTTGAATTAACGCGGTGCCCTTTGGGCCTAAGGTATTAAAGTGACAAAGTCCCTGTCACGCCGCGACTTCAAATCATGCCGTGCTATTCACCGCTGAAAGGATACAAGGACCCAGTCAGTGGCGGACTCATATTCAAATGGACATCAAAAAAGCCGCGGGCGAAAATGGAAGTGGCTTGCGGGCAGTGTCTTGGCTGCCGGCGTGATCGTAATCTCATGTGGGCAATGCGTATCGTTCACGAAAGCTGTCTTCATGTCGATCACTACGGGAACTGCTTCGTTACTCTTACGTATAGATCAAAAGACGAATGCACAGAAGAGCAGCGCGAAAAAAGACAGCACATACCAGGAGACTATTCACTTAAAGTCTCCGACTTCCAAAAATTCATTAGAAAGCTGCGGAGGCACTTCCCGCAGCATATCCGGTACTTTCATTGCGGCGAATACGGAGATGAAAATCTCCGGCCGCACTATCATGCATGCCTGTTCAATGTTTCGTTCGATGACATGGTCATCGAACAATCAGACCAAGGCATCATTACTTACTCTTCTCCTACATTGGAGAAACTCTGGCCGCATGGCTTCTGCACGATCGGGGAACTTAACTACGATACTGCAGCGTATACGTCCGGGTATATTCTTAAAAAGATTAACGGAAAGCAGGCGGACGAGCATTACTTACGCAACGACGAAGACGGCGTTGCAAATTGGGTGTTACCACCCTATATAACGATGAGCTTAAAACCGGGGATCGGTGAAAAATTTTACAATAAATTTAAGTCCGA